GCTGTCCCACAAGGGCAGGCTCAAACATCCAGACACCATCATTATTTGATTTTTTAAGCTTGCAAAGAAACAAAACGTGCATTTTCAAATCTCTGTAAGCTCTTAACAACTTAGTCATGCTTTCATTTACATTACCGTATGCCGCTCTTGCGTCTTTATTACGTCTCTTTTCTTCAGCCAACATAATTTCAGCTATTTCAGATACTGAGTCTAAAACAACCGTATCGAATTCTAGTTCTCCTGCTTCAAGTTTTTTCCTAGCGTCCTCAACATCTTGAATACTTTGTACGTTCAAAACCTTAACATCTTCTGCATTTGTAGTTGGATCGTTCTTCCAATCTTTGATTGACAGTAATCCCGCCTCTGCATTTAATATCAAGACTTTGCCAGGACAAGTTATTGAGGTCCTAGTTTTACCGTTGCCGGTGTCCCCATAAATTAATATTTTCAACCCCTGATCCAGTATGGTATCAAAGGGATCCATAAGTACATTTTCAGCCATATTATTATCCTCTAATATTTATAAAATTGCTTTATTGTAATTTATAGATTACCATAAGTAAATAACTATTTTTCGGAGGAGTAACTTGGAAGCAAATAATAATGTAGAATGGTTAGCTAATTATTATTTTAGGACTAAACAATTAGCAACATTAGAACTTAAAACATTAGAGAAAAAAAATATAACACCAAAGATAAGAGACAGGAAAGTGGAACGCTATACATTACCACAATACATAAAATTTTTAGGACACGCTAAGGCAGCCGAATTATTTAATTGTTCTGTTTCTACCATAAAAGCCTGGAGATATGGATATCGTTTGCCATCAATACCGCAAGCAAAAAATATAATCAGAGCAACAGAAGGTCGGTTAGATTTTGAATCTATTTACGGTAATTTAAAGGACATAATTGAAAATACAGAATAAATGTTTCAGCTCAAGTTTTCAGAGAATGATTCTTCTCTTGATCTTGCTTTAGGCTATTATGATGAAGGCTACAACGTAGTCCCTTTACAACGTTCAAATAAAAAACCGCCTCCTTTCTTGAAAGGGTGGGATCAATATAAGAAGAAAAGACCAGAACGCAAACTGGTAGAGAAGTGGTTCAAAGACCGCGACAATCTAGTAGTAGCTTTGATGTGTGGTGAATTTATAGTGGTTGACGCTGATTCGCCAGAAGCTATGACCTGGGTGGAGAAAAACCTACCTGTAACGCCTTACAAGGTCGTTACCGGCAAGGGTATGCACTACTACTACAATAACCCTCAACATTACACTACGTTTGCTACCAGAAGGACGAATGATACTCCTATAGAAAGACTGATAGACATCAGGGGCGAAGGAGGTCTAATTATTGCACCTTGGAACCGCCATGCAAACGGACAGATATACAGACCACAAACTTTTCCTGATTGGAAAGTTTATGACGTAACTGATCTTCCAGACTTTACAGAAGAAGAGTATTACAAGATAACAGGAGCCACAAAGAACGACGAAAAGCACCAAGCCATTCCTTTTACTTTAGACGGTGTAAACGAAGGTTCGCGTAACGATCAGGCAGCAAGAATGTCAGGATACTTGATATCTAAAAATTTAAATATGGATTTCATTAAGTTCTTTATGCAGTCTTGGAACAGGCAAAACAGTCCGCCCTTGTCTCAAAGAGAAATTAACTCTGTTGTTGATAACGTAAAAAGAACACACGATAGAAAAAATAAAAAAGCACCTGCATTTGTGCAAGCTGCCGAAGATATTAAACAGCCTGTTGATTTATTCAAACCGCCTGGCTTATTGAAAGAAATGTTTGATTTTTGTGAAGATATAGCGCAAGTACCGCAACCAGAGCTTTCTTTGATTGGATCCTTAGCCTTAGCATCTGTCGCTTGTGGCAGACTTTACCGTACTGATATGAATAATTTTTCTTCGCTTTACTTTATGGGTATTGCTAAGTCAGGCCAGGGTAAAGAAAACATCAAAACTTTTATAGAGTCAGTCCTTAATTCATCTAGCCATGCATCTCTAGTAGTGGGTGATGGATACACTTCTAGTGGGGCAGTACACTCTATATTGCGTCTGAGACCCACACAAATCACGATTATGGACGAGTTTGGTAAGCGCTTGGAGGCTATAAGCAGTCAGCAAAACTTTAACAGAGAGGACGGTATACAGACGCTTATGGAGGCTTGGGGCAGATGTCACGGTGTTTTAAGGCCTGATAATTACTCTTTAATGAGTATTCCAGACCAATATAAAGAACAAAGCATCAACCGTCTCACTTATAAGCCTGCAATTACCTTAGTTGGATTATCTGTACCAAAAAACTTTTACAAAGCATTAAATAGCGGAAGAATACAAGACGGTTTCCTCAACAGATTTTTAGTTGTGGAATCAACAGAACCAAGAAGAGTAGGCAGTCTTAAGAAGTTTAAAAAAGCACCAAGTAACTTAATTGATTGGGTCAACTATGTGCGTAGACCGAGAACCAACTTAGGTGATTTACAAAGAGATAATGCAGAGTTTGATTTGCAACAAACCGTCTTGAAGTTTGATAAAGAGTCACAAAGTCTATTGCAGGATTTTGCTGCCGAGATAGTCAAAAAACAGGATGTGCTTGAAAAAGATAATCTAGAACCTTTACTGTCTAGATCAAGAGAAAAGGCTATGCGTCTCTCTTTATCTGCAACCTTAGCCACTCATATAGATTCTGAAACGATACCAGGTGATATTACCAAGTGGTGTATAGATTTTGTTAGATACTATGATTCTTTGTTTATTGAAGCATGCAGAGACAAGGTAGCTTCTTCAGCTACAGAATCAAAGATTAAACAGGTGCTGTCTTACATAAGGTCCAGAGGAGAAGAAGGCATATCAAAAAGAGACGTTGATAGGCACGAATTGTTTAGAAGTATGAAGTCATACGAAGT